GTCAGCAGGACCAGGTAATGCCTGAATGAATTCAGCACCAGAACGCTCGTAACGATACCTGGCTTGGAACGGATCCTTGTAGTTAGGAACGTAAAGGATGCCAGCAAGGCGGTTGGTTTCGTAGAGATAAATCTCGTCCCAAACCTTTAACGCTTCCTTGGCATTGCTGGATCGAATCGTACGATCAACGTCACCAAGGATCGTTTCTAAACGAGTAGAAGGAGAAGTTGCAACCTCAGTCTTTTTCTCTGCGGTATCACAACGTCCAATTTGGATTGTGATCTTGTCGTAGAAAAAAGAATCTGGGACAGTATTCATTGCTTCTTCCAAACGGGCATAATCACCCGCTGGAACTGAAACAGTGAAGTATCCCAGGTGATACCTGACCCTACTTTTGTCGAAGTCAGAAAGCTGCACTTCTACATCTCCTTATCAATTAATTATAAAAGTACGTAATCAACCAAGAATGCCACCGAGAAAATCACTGGTAGCAGCGGATCTTCCGGAAAGGAATGGGTTGCCGGTTGAATAAGAAGACAAGAAGGACATTGGATTAAGGGCTTGTGAAATAAGCCCTCCTACCAACTGTTCTTTCAACCCCTGTTCAAATGTTTTCTTGGGTTCTTTTTTGTACTCCTGGCCATACATAAAAGCTTTAAGTATTTCATCTGCACGTCCAGAAGTATCTGCGGTCGGCGCTGCAGGAGCAGGGGCGTCAGAAGTGCGCGTGGTAGACGCTACGGGCAATTCGCTCAGGTGTAGCGTTTCAAGCTCGTAGCCACTCGGCAATCTAAGCGCAGAGACATTACCTGCTCCTCCACGACTCGCATGCGTACTAACGGAACCCTGACCCAAGAAACGAAGCTGTGTGCCTTCTTCGAAGCCGTAGTCTTCACCCCAATGCATCCTCCTGTCTCCATGGACGGGGTGCTTTTCCCTCATGCCAAAAGCACTTGTACCTACAGGTGCATTAACACCCGGAGCAAGTGCAAAATTACCGTCTTGACCCTTGGTGTAGAGAGAAGTCCAATCAGCTTGTCCAGGACGACGAAACTGAATGTACTGACCAATATCAGTACGTGCAGTAGAAAGAGGAATTAATTTCCCATCTTTCTTTACTTGCCAATGCGCATGTGGTCCTGTTGAAGTACCAGTAGAACCAACACGGCCTAAATACAGTGCAGGACCGTTAGACATTATCCTTTTCTTTTTATTTTAAAACTAAAAAACCCCCGGTTTCCCGGGGGCCTGCAGGAGATGAGTGTTAGACGCGAATAAGGTCAGCTGCCAAAACAGAATCCCAATCCACTCGCTTGATCTGTTTAAGCTGCTCCAAGTTATTAAACTTCTCACCCGATAAAGACATCTGAAGATCTTTAATTTCTCGGGCAGTTTTAAGGCCGATACCCTTGATATGATCTGCGATCATCTGGGCGGTAGCACTGTTGATATTTAAACGTGTTTCCGGAGGGAAATCACGGGGTTCTTCTTTGGCAGCTTTATCTTTTACCTGAAGAGTTTTTACCTTTTTGGTTGCATTCTCGTCAGGGGCAATCTCGGTCTTGTAAGCGGTGAAGAGGCGACCGTCCTGATCTTCGACCATGAACCAATCGCCATCATCCCATTCGCTAATGATTTTGACTCGAGCGCCGGTTTTACTGTGCTGGTAAAGCATAAGGACCAGAAGTGTTATTTCTGGTCCTAGTTTAACTTAATCAGCTAACAGTACGGCCGGTCAGATATCCATCGATATCTTCGTAGCCAGGAGCGGTGTCAGCCTGGATGTAGCAGACTTCCACAACCAGGTAGCCGGTGCGGCTAGCAGCTGCGTCACCGCTGGAGATGTAGTAACCACCGGAGGTGCTCAGGCCAGTCGTGGTGGCACGAGCGAACACCTTGAAGGTTTCAGCGGAGGTGGTCTCACGGTAGACACCGGAAGCACCAACGCCAGCAGCGCCGGTAGCGGTCAGGAAAGGCAGGGTGCTGTAAGCAGCGCTACCACCAGCGAAGTAGATTTCGCCAGCCTGGGTACCAGAAACGGTGGAGGTCAGGTTTGCCTGGCCAACAGCTTCACCAACGCCGGTAGAAGCCACAGGACCGCTGTTGTCGCGGCAGAAGGTGATCACGTTGCCGGTAGCGGCGTAGACGCCGGAAGCAACGCGGCCATCGCCCCAGCCAGATGCCACGGAAATGGTGGCGCGATAAACGTAGGCGGGGGTGGTGGAGTCACCAGAGATCACCATGCCGGTGATGTCGGTGCGGGTGTCGTCATTCCGATAGGGGGAAGGAACGATCACATTGCCGGTAGCCGAGATACCGCCGCCGGAAGCGGTGGTAACAGCAACGTAACCACGCTGCTGGAAATACTTCCAACCGGGGACGGCCAGCACAGCAGTGGGGCCGCCCTTAGAAGCATTATTGGTACCGTCATCGTTGGTATCAATATTCTTGTACCAACCGTTCAGGGGTTCTGCCCAGTTACCCGGGTAGATTTTTTTAGCAGACAAATAGGACATTTATCTCTCCAGTTTGTACTTGTTTGTTTACTTAGAGTTCGTTATCACGAATCAGCAACGAAACTGAAGGCGGTGGTGACGAAGTCCTTGTTGAGGATTTCGAAACCTGCGTACAGTTGCCAGATCAGGATGATGAAACGGCTGAAGTCGTCGTTGTTGTTGATGAGCACCTGAGCGTTAGGACCGCCGATACCCACGCCAACGGACTGAGGACCGAAGAAGTAACCCTGAGCAACTTCACGGTTGCTGAAGGTGCCAGCACCAGCAGAATCGAAGGTGGAGCTAACGTTCTTGGTCGGGAAGTTGGTGGATTCGAAGAACTTCACACCTTCGAACTGAACACCAGTAGGCATCACGGGTTCGCCAGCCAGGAAGTAGCCCTGACCTGCTTGGGGACCCTGGAAGAAGCTGGTGTTGTTGGGCAGCATGGGGTTGCCCATGTACATGCCCTGACCGGGATTGCCAGCATAACGAGCAATCTCACGGAAGTCAGCATCACGACGCAGGTGCATCATGAAGGTGGGATCGCAGATGCAGCGATACAGACCGTCAGCAAAGGTGGGGACGTTGCGCTTACGCAGGTCCTTAACAATGGTCAGCAGGTCGGTGCTAACAGAGAACTGCTGGTCACCAGCGGTGATTTCACCAGAGGTATAGGAGATCTGGCCAGAAGCGTTCTTCGTCTTGCCACCAGCGAAGTAGTAACCACCCTGAGTACCAGAGGCAGCACCGTTAGCTTCAGCTTTGGACAGTTCGTCGAGGAAGACGCGGTCGCGCCAGCGGCGATAGTCGTCGAGCAGGGTCAGAGAACCGATGCTCTGGTGGAACATGTTCAGGTTGCCGGTGTCCAGCAGAAGACGCTGGGCGGTAACCAGAGTTTCCCGAGCAATCTTGAAAGTGCTGGGCTGGGTAGGATCACCCGGGTCCGCAGGACCGGTGTATTCCTTAAGCACCACCAGGACTTTCTCCTTGGTGATGTTGCGGCTGTTGGCGGTACCGATGGTCTGGTCAGCAATACGCTCACGGCTGTCCTTAGTACCAGGGGTCCCCCAGAACTTATAGCGGTCCAGCTGAACGGTTTGACCAGGCTGACGGGTGAAGTCGTGGACGACCACAGGCTCAACCGCCATTTCCGCGATGTAAGCAGGGTGGGGACGGTAAAGTTCCGCACCAAGAATCTTTGGAAAGTCGTTATCAATGAACACTTTGTTTTATCCTCCAGTGTCGCAGGAAGTGGTGTTATCGGGTGAAAGATTCAGACATTTAGATGTCTTATCTAACACAAATTTTAGCAGTCGGTAATTTATTAGATTACCGACCAACTATCACTCCATCACAAACAATTTGTTTGCAACGGTTTGAGGCTGAGCCTGGTTCAGAAGACGCCAGGCGTTCTGGGGATCACGCGACATTTGGTCGTTGAAATCGCCCCAGAAGTTGCCGGGTTGCTGGGGAGCAGCAGCGGCAGGGGGAGCAGGGAATTGACCCAGCTCAGGCTGAGCGACAGCCTGGGTGGGATAACCCTTGGTCTCCAGCTGAGCTTCGTTTTCGTAAACGGGGTAAGGACCTTCAGGACCGAAGAACTTGAGCGTGTAATCGCTCAGGACATCGGGGTTGGTCAGGATTTCG